ATGAACTTGGTTACTAGTGAGGGTACTCAAGTCGGTTTTGTTGGTATTGGTGGTCAACGCAACACTGTTTATTTTCAAATTTCTGGTGAGGGGTGTAAACACCTTTGGTCACATACAACACCTTTTATACTTCATCACTGGCTTTCTAAGGTTCTAAGTATCAGTTATTTATCGCGTATCGATATTGCTCGCGATTGTTATGATGATGTTTTTAACTGTAAAAATGCTGAAACTAATTTCTTTCAACGTGCCTTTGCTCGTAAAAAAGGTGGCCCTAATCCAACTATGTCACCTCGCCATTCATTTACTGTTGATGGTGTTTATGATGTTGAAATGACCACTATTGGTAAACGTACTAGCCCTGTTTATTGGCGCATCTATAACAAAAAATTAGAACAAGGCATTCAAGAACCTGATCTTATTTGGTATCGCAATGAAGTTGAACTTAAGAAATGGACTGTTGATTCACTCTTAGATCCTGATTCTACCTTTGCGGGAATCTGTGATTTTTCACAACAAATGATTAATTCTGATGGTGTTCATACTTCAAGTTCTCCAAGAGCAACAAAGGCCGCTACTGATTTAGCCAGTAGAGTGAAATGGGTTAGACGTATGTGCGGTAAAGCACTATCAGATATTTTTGAAATTACTGAGGGTGATATTCAAACGCTTTTAGGTTTGTTAGTCCCTGATAAATATATAACGGGTAAGTCTTTGGATATACCTAACACCTACAAACAACTATTAACTGAACAATTAAGGGCTGCTTAATGAATATCTATTGTGATATGCAACCAATTAAATGTTTGAACAAAAAATGTAATTTTATTGGGGTTCATGGTCAATTAATTCCTGATTATAAACTTCGAAAATTAACTTGCCCTGATTGCTCAGGTGCAAAATTTAAAATCTTAAATTAAGGAGTCATTAACATGGCTATTGTTATCGCTGGTATCGGTATTACTAAATTCCCAGAGTCAAAAAACCCTGATGTTGAAAAAGCAACGCTAGAAGTTTTATATCCTTTTGACTCGGTTAATTCACCTAAATTTCATCGCAAGGCAATTGGTAAAACTACTGCAACACCTTTTGGCAAAGAGCCGATTGTTATTAATGCGTCTTACGCTCACGTTCTTATAGATAACAAAGCTTTCGTTGCTGATAAGGCTTACGAACTTAAGTTCTCATTTAATGATGAAACTTTTGATAATGAAGTTGTTGAACTTATACCTGTTGACCCTGAATTAAAGCGTCACTTCAAAGAATCTTTAGGCGGGTAGTCACATGGCCAGTTACGAATATATCGTAATTTGCCCAGTTGCACCTGTCGAAAAACAGTGTCCTGTGGAATTGGAAGTAGTCGAAAACCATCTTCCAGTTCCGCTCGATTACGAGACATTTCAAAATGAAGTGCTCCCGTCAATCATTGGTGTTCTGCTCTTATGTTATGGGTGGAAAAAATTAAGAAAAATGGTTTTTTAAATTAAGGAATATAACCATGAAAAATTTACTTGTTTCTAAAAAGTTAAAAGCGGGTTTGTTAGTTGCTGCCGCTACTGTTTCGGGTTCTGCTTTTGCTGAAGTTGCTGCTGAAGTAACTGCTGCAACAACTGGTTTTACATCATTCTTTACTGATAACGCGAACCTTATTGGTGGTGTTTTCTTAACTGCTGGCTTTGTGGCTATTGGTTGGAAATGGCTTAAAGGTATGCTGTTCGGCTAATGTTTATCACATTAGATACAGTGCTAATTGTCTCAGGACTTTTAGCACTTTACATACTTTTCGATGATTAAAATAAGGCGCTCCCATGCGATTACTGATATTTTTATTGGCGCTTACGAGCGCTTTTTTTGTTTCTGCTGAACCTGATATGGATGATCTGGTTTCACCTAAACAGGTTTCTACAGGTACTTGTGGTTTAGTTACTGATATTAATTCTATTATTAATGATTCAGATGGTGATTCATGCGTTGAATATATTACAGGCCTTCTCGAATCTGACCCATCTATTAAAAGAATAGATAATATTTGGCTTGATGGTGAAGCTGTTATGTTTTCTGGTAAAACATCATATGAAACCACTTTTCGCGTTGGTCTTTTTCGTGTTAACTCATCTACTCCAACATGCCCTCCAGATACAAACCCTAATCACATAATATCTGTAGGTGAGGGGGAATCACTTATGTGTGCAAAAGAATTAGCACCACAAGATTGCCCTGCTGGTTATCATAGTCTCGCAGTTTCAAAAGCTTTAGGTTCTAGTGACTGTATGCCTAAAGAATGTCCTCCCGCTGGCACTGGTGAGAATTTAGCATCTACACCAATGACGGGGGGCGTTCCTTTTTCTGGCGGTGGTATGTATTGTAATGATGGCTGTGCATATTCTGTTAATGCTGATCAAATTACCTCAGATAAATATGCTGTTGGTACTTCTCAAGGTGCGGCTTGTGGTGATAAGCCTTATGATAATAAAAAATTAGCTGATGAGGGTGATACAGGTGAATGCTCTGTTAGTTCTGGTGATGTTCCTTTACTTTCTTGCCCTAATGCAAATCCAACAACGCCTGAAAAAGACCCGCACAATAATGATGATTCGAAAACACCTGAAGATGAAACACCTGAAAAACCAAAAGAAACTTGTGCCGAGGGTGATGCCGCTTGTAATTTAAAAAACGTTGAAACTGAAATTGAAAACAGTACCAATAAACAGATCGATAATGATAATAAACTTCATAATAAAAAAATTGATGCAGATACAAAAAACACTAATGCTCTCTTAAATATTCTTGAAAGTATAGACACCTCAATTCTCTTGCAAACCCAGCAAGATGATAGGTTACATGCTGTAACTGTTTCAAAATTTAATGAACTTGTTGATGCTGTTAATGGTATCGAAACGGGTGGTTCTGGCGGTGGCGGTGGTGGTAACGGTTCTGGCACTGGTGACGATTGTGAGGGTGACCCATCCGACTGTGTTCCTATTGAGGGCTCTGAAATTCCAAGTGAAACTGTTAATTTAAATCAATACGCAGATAAATATGATGACTGGTTACCCAATGCTGAACTTCCATCTGAGAAATGTATTGTCATATCTACTGGCCGTTCCTTATGCCTTAGTTTTGAATCATTTATTTTACTATTTCAATCTATATCTGGCCTCATGGTCATTGCTGCATTGATGCACAGTGCCAGAATAATATCAGGAGCAATTTAACATGCCGTATTTAATACAAGCTTTTTTTGCAGGTTTAGCCGCCTTGTTACCCACGTTAGTCTCTAAAGTTTTAGTGGGTTTGGGTTTTGGTTATGTTACTTATGAGCTGGGCTCTTTTGGTATTGACTATATTTACCAGCAAATTGCATCTAATGCAGCGGGTTTACCTATTGAAATTATTGCCGTTTTAAAATACGCACAAACTGATGTGGCCTTTGGCATAATGCTTGGCTCTTATGCTGCCGCCTTAACAATTCGCGGTTTAACTAGTGCGGGCTCAGTTACTAAATTAGGTTTGAGGTCTGCACCATGATTTATTTACGAACGGGAGTGCCAGGTGCGGGAAAAACTTTAAATTCCTTAAAGGAAATTTGTAATGATCCCTCTGTAACTCAAAAAACTAAATTCTATAACAACATAAAAGCGTTCCTTTTAGATTTAGATTTCTGCAATAGTTTTCAAGGTTTCTTTTATGGCCAGTACTATCCATCAATACAAACTACCAATAAAGTAGGGCGTTATTCTAAAATCATTAAAGAAGTACACGCCCAAAATAGAATGATAGAAATAGGGGACGTTCCTTGGTTAGCGCCTAAATTCAAACTTTACGATGAACAAGCTGTAATTGATTTATTTGTAAAATGGTGTCGCAAGTGTTACCCAAAAGCCAACTTAAAAGGCTTAGATGTATTTCTGGAAGAATCAGACAATCCAACAATTGAATCTATTAAGCTTTTAAATTATCACTGGACGCATACCAACGACCCGACCGACTGGCCGAATTTACCTAATGGTTCAATAGCGCTTTTTGATGAGTGCCAAGACTATTTCCCGCCAATGGCCAATAGTGCAAAGCGCCCTTATTATTACACCCAATTCCAAAAACATAGGCATAGCGGTGTAGATATTCATCTAGTTACACAGCATTACACCTTTTTGGATAACGTCATTCAAAAATGTACTGGGATGCACGTTCATTATTTTAGACCTATGGGCGGGGCTGTTATCACTCGTTTTCAACGAGATAAACAATTTAGTACAGATTACTCTGGTGACTTAGAAAAATGTGCTACATCAACATTAAAGCGAGATACAAATTTTTATGGTGTTTATTGGTCGGCCGATGATCATACCGCTAAATTTAAACTACCACCTAAGGCGCTTTTGTTTTTACTTGCTATACCACTTTGTATTTATGTTTTTTATTCTTTGGTTGTTAGTCTTGGTTTGCTTGGCTCTGACGAACCTGAGCAAAAACCAGAATCTAAGACAGAAATTAAGGAAATTAAACAAGCTAAAAATGAATCGGTTAAAAAGGATCTAGATTTAACTTATAAACCTGAAAAATTTGAGCATCCTTTAAATGAGATTTGCCAAGATTATGAATATGGTGGCTATGAGCTTAAAAAGAAAAATGGCGTTGTTACTGTTGAACACTATATAAATTGTGTTACCGGTAAAGAGGTGGAGAAACAAAAAACCATTCTTAGCGGTGATGATGAAAACCCACAAGAGCGGCAAGAGAAATTTAACGAACCTGAGATAATTTTGTTAAGTTCTAACTACTTAGAAAAATTAGGTTATTACATTTATCTAAATGAGAATTTGCCAATCCTTAAATATTCAGGTAAAAATATATATTTAGCTCAATTCTAAAACCACAGTTAAATCAATCACTTAAGTCCGATATTATTCAGTATTGGACTTAACAAGCCTTTTTAATATCCCTTAAATTGATAGCCTATAATTTATATTATGTTAAATAGGGTAAATTAATACTTTAACAAGCTAACGGCACGGTGTTTATGCACGTTATTATCACTGTATCTGAGCCCTTTTCCCATAAAGATGTATTCAACTATAAAACTCACTACGCGCTATTTGCTTTGTTTAAACAATTAAGCTCATTAGTTAATTGTTGTAGCTGCTTAGTTTTTTCATTTAGCTTTTGCTGATACTTTTCAATTTTATCGAACTTGCCTTGTTGCTTAGCTTTATTTATATCAGCTTTATATTCTTCAATTTCGATACTGGTCTTATCTATTTTTTGTTGTAACTCTGTAATTAATCCTTCGTGGCTACAATGTGAATTTATACTCTTTAGTGCTTTATCAAGGCCCGCGACTTTGTGATCATTACCTTGTTGTTTTGCAATTAATAATTCTTGGTTAACTTCACAGGCTTTCTTTTCACAGCCGTTTAAATTCATACAATTGTTTTGAGCTAACACACTTGCTGAGCTTACTAATAACAGGCTTATTGCTATACCTCTTAAATATTTCAT